GCTTTTGCCTGAACTCCAGCAGCAGTTGAAATGATAATAGTCTGGTTTGTGCGGAAACTGTGTGCAGTTAAACCGTCAATAGTAGTTCCGTTAGCTCCAATAGCTCCAGAATCTTGTACGTGTAGTCTTCCTTGCTCACTCCACTTGATTAAATCAGAAGAAGAAGGAATTTCAGCTCCTACCATACGCAAGAAAGAAGCTACAGAACGATTTCCGTAACGCTCAAATTCTTGCTCATATAAATCTGGTAGATATTGCTGAGCAAAGTCGTAGTCTGCGTTAGTTAAGTAGTTGCTGTTTTGCAAAGACTTACCAGGTGCAGGTGTTAATGAAGTAGAGCCTCCAACAGCTCCAGTTCCATCAAAAGTAATTGATTGTGCCATTTTTGTAAAATGTTTAAGGTTTTAAAATTATTTTTTTCTTATTTTAAGCCCACGACCAAAGTTAGTACCGTCATTGACGACTTTAAATTTAGTCCCAGGTTTCGATGAATCAACATTTGTACGCACGTTCATATCTATGTTTTTACCGTCCTTAACAACTTCATTTACCGCATCTGCCTTGCCTTGCTCATAAAAGAACTTAGCATAAGCTTCTGGGTTCATAGCCATGTTAAGAGCTGTATGATATTTCTGTGCGTTTTTTAGAGTACCATTCTCATCTAAAAAGGATTGAACGAAATTGTTTAAATCTAATTGTTTGCTTACAACCTCATTCTTATCTTTAGGCTTGAATGTTAATGTTTTTTCTCCGATTTTAAAATCAAAACCTTTGAAGTCATCGTTAAAAAAACTAGAGGTTTTCTGCTCAAAAACTGTTCGTCTTTTTGCATTTTGCTCTTGCTCTTTCGCCTTTTCATCATTGTATTGCTGATAAAACTCAACAGCTTTTTTTGCATCTTCAGGAAGAGCATCCGAACTTGACTCAAGTGGTGCTTTATATTTATCCCTCATCTGTTGAAAATACTGCTTAGCTTTATGTAGCTCTTGCTTTTTATCAAGACTCTTCCTCTTGGCGTCTTTCTCTGTATCAGTGTTTTCATCTACAGTGAATTTATCCTCTATCAAATAATCAATATCGGAATCGTCAAGCTCAGGATTTGATTGCTTATAGTATTCACGCAGCAAAGTTGTTTCTTCATATTCAGAAACATCTTCGTTTGCTTTTACAAAATCTTTTAAGCCACGCTTAGTATCGTTTTTGTATTGCAAATACTTTTCAACCTCCTCAGGAAGCTCTTGTGTATTTTTGTCTTTATTTGAAAGAACGTCTTCTAATTCCTCAAGCCCCATACTGTATTTACTAGTTAGGAACTCAGCAATTATCTCTTCTTTAGAAACCTTTACCTCTTTTTGTTCTTGAGGTTCATCGGATTCTTTTTTTGCAGGGACTTCTTCCTCTGCTTTAATATTTTCATCAGCTTCTGGCTGTTGCTCAGGGGCTTTTTCTTCTCGAACTTCCGAGTTTGTCGTATTTTCACTTCCGACTTCGGCAGTTTCTTGCTCTTTTTTATCTTCTTCTCCTTTTTTTACAGGAGGTTTAGATAGGTCAACTTTAAAGTCGACATCTTGATTTACGTCACTCATAATAGATTAAATTTAAATTTATAATGCAAAATTAATTAAAAAAACTATACATTTTCTTGACCCATCACACCTGATAAGTTTCCAAGAATTTCATCAACAGACCCCTCTTCACTGAAGTTTGTTGGCGGTAAGTTTTCTTTTCTTTGCCTTATAAGCTGGCTTTGTTGTGTTGCCTGCTTGTCTGTTCTTTTATCTTTTCTGTCCTCTTTATATTTTTCTTTTTCAGAAACCATACCTGATTCCATCTGTTTCAGCTGCATATCAAATTGATGCTTTAACTGCAACATTTCTTTTTCTATTTCTTTTTTAGCTTGCATTTGCTGAAGCTCTATTTGAGCCTTCATCTGAAGCATTTCAGCTTCCATTTGTGATTTAAGTTGCTCTTCCTGGATTCTAGCTTGTGATGCGGCTTGTGCAGACTGAGTATTTGACTGAGTTTGCATTTGAATAGCTTGTTGTTGATTTTTCATATCCTCTTGCTGCTTCTTCTTTTTCTTTATTTTAAGAAGAGTGTTTGCTAGAGTGTAGTTTTTGACAGCTCTAATATCTATAGCGTCATCAAGGTCAATCTTACCAGCTTGAATAGATTGCTGTATATTTTGTTCTAGTTTTTGTTTTTCTTCTTCATCTGGCTCTATTTCTATGAATATACCAAAATCGTGCAGATGAATACCCATTATCTCTTCAATAACTTCTAAGTTGTTTTTACCAATCATTTTTGCAAAATCTTCCGCAAAGTCAGAATACATCATTATATCCGAGATTCTATAGGAAACTGCCTCAGCAATTCTTTTTGTAAGGAATATACCTGATTGAACAACATGTCTTGTAGCTGTATTGCTATTTAGAGCAGCAAGTTTCTGGAGCCCAACCAATGCATATTGGTCTGGATTACTTCCATCTCTTGCCTCATTTATTCCCGTTACAGCTCTAATCATATTGAGCTGATAATTGTACATATTGATAAGACTAGCTATCTTAGCGTTAGAGCCGCTACTTGTAAGTTCTTGAATTGGTACTCTGGCGTTATTAAAATCGCCGTCTTCTGTATAGCTCCTACCAATAACACTACCTGTTTGGAAGTACATTGATAAAGCTTCAGAAGGGTTGTATGAAGCTCCATTCCCCAAATCTACGCTATTCAATCCGTCTGCATCAATAAACACACCGTCTGGAATCATTTTTGCAACTACTTGTTGTAGCTTCAAATGAGTTAGTTGTATTTGGTCTGCAAAAGGTATCATTCTTTTAACCAAAGAATCTATATTCCCTTTTGACATTTTTATAGCAGAAACTATATAAGGAGGGATTGTTCTTTGAAAAGCAGATTTAGGTCTAACCATATTAGACATGACCTCCCATTTCAACAAATGATTAGTTCCAAGAACTAAAACACCCTCATACCATACATCAATTCTTCTTGACACACGCTTGAATCTAGCCTGCTCTGTTTTTGGTGGGTTAAAAGAACCATCTTTCTTAAGAGCTTTTTGACCTCCGTTCTGATTGTCTTTAACTTTGTATATGATTTCTTTATCTGTTTTGTAGCAGAAATACAGTAGAGATACGTTTGATTTGTCTAAACCACTTTGTGATTGTAGGTTTTGCGTACTTCTATATCCATCGAATCTACTAGCAAGTTTAGATATTTCTTCTATATCTGATTGAGTAAGACTAGGATTAATTTTTTTTATCTCTGTTACATGAACAGATTTTACTTCACCAAAATAATAACAGTCTCTAAAATTTGGGTCTTCTGTTGGCGAGTAAACAAAATTTACTGGGTCGACATATTCTAATCTGACCCCATCATGAACATCAAAAGAGTGTTTTACAGCCGATATACCTAAAACAGTATTATCTTCGTCTACACGTCTTTTTATTTCATCATACTCATTTAGTTCAAGGATTGACTTTATTGCTGTTTCTTCAGCAACCTCTATACCTTGTTTGTATCTTAAATCCATGTAAAGATTAAGTTCTTCTTCTGTATCTGGAACTTGTTCTTCTGGAAAATTAAAAGCATCTACACCTGTTTCTTGTTTTATTTCAGAGAGCATGTCTTTTGCAACCATGTCTCTGCTCATATCTTGCTTAAATCTATCTCTTCTGTAAGTTGATAAATCATCCACAGCTTCTACCTTAACATCTAAAAGTCTGTTAGATATGCCGTTTACAACAACATCAACAAACTTTGGAATAATCGGAACAGGTGTCCAATCTAGGTTGAGGTAAGATAGGTCGCCGTTTACGGCTAACTCGTTTTTATATTTATCTACTGGCTGTTCTCCTCTAGCATACAAACGTCTGGTTAGAAACTCAGAACGTATTTCGCCATACATACTACTCCCGTAGTCTCGTGAAAACCACTCAGACTCAATAGCATGGCCTACTCGAAGTCCATACTCATATGTGTCCTTCTCGATGTCTGGAACAAATTGATTAGGAAAACCACTACCCGAATTGAATCTTGGCTTATTTATCATATTTATTTAATAATTTCACTAACAAAACCTTTGTTACTGTATCTTGCAAAGTTAATATTTATTTGATTACGTTTTTCTTGTCCTATATTCTTGCGTGACTGATTTGCCATAATAGCAAACCCTGAGCTTACAGTAGCATCAAACCTTGTTCTATTATTGATGTCATAGTTAGCCCAATCAAGCAAAGTCCTGTTGAAAAACATATTACCACAGCTTCCAAAATCCATGCTCGCTTGGTCTCTGAGTACGCCTACATGGTTTTCTATATAACTTTCTATACCTTCTGCGTGAACAGATATTACTGCAGACGAAGATGGTATACCTCCTAACTCTCGCTCTGCTTTTGATAAAACGTTTTTGTGTTTATCTGGTCTATTTAAAGAAAAAGCTCTGTACCCTCTTTCTTTTAGATAATACAATAATCTTGGCTTGTTATTTTCCACAAGTATCGGCATACCATAAAAATGTAAAGCCATCAATACATCTTCGTAGAAAAGCTCGGCAGTTTGAGGTCTTGATATATATTCTAAGAAAAACATATTCGTTGGACCGTCTTCCATATGAAATTTAGTCATTCCATGTAAAGACCCCTTAGAACCTCCTCCGTTTACAGTTCCAGATATATCATAAGAGTCACAACCAAAAGAACCCATGTGTGCATTACCAGGATATTTCCTGCCATTCTTTTCTGTAACATTATTCATTAAATCCTTACTGGGAATCCATGAGAGAAAAAATCTTCCTTTACTTTCTGGGCTGAATATAACCTCAGTATCTCTTTGACCATTTCTCCAATGAAAGTTACCTCTTGATACTGTGGATTTTATAGCAAAAGAATCATTGTAGTCTATTTGCTCATATATTCTAGTAAGGTTGAATATGGTATTTTTAGATTCATCTCTAAAAGCGTGAGACTCTGTTCTAGGAAATTGTCTGTAATATTCGTTCAACGCATCAGGGTCGTTTTTTAGACTATCAACTTCGTTTTGCCAATATTCTAATGCACTTTGGTTGATATAATCACCGTTTATGCTGATTATCTGTGATTCTGGAGTTTCTAGTACAGGCTGACCATACATATCAATAAACCCTTCCATATTCCATTCCATTGGAATAAACAGGTTGTATAGTCCGCTTTTTGTCTGTCCATTGGAATTACGTGTAGTTGGGTCTGAATCGTAGTATAATTTTTTAAAGTTTTCCCCACCTTTATCCAAGGCATTAGAAGTAGAACCCATAAGACACTTACCTATAACCCTGCTACCTAAACGCAAACAAGTTTTTGTTACACGCCAGTTATTTAAGATGTTGTCTGGCTTTTCCCACTTCCCGCTTTCATCATGTACTAATAAAGCTAGTTTTTCCCCATCATAGCTGTTGTCCCCTGTGTTTTTCCAGTCGATAGTAGTATCTAGTCCTTGCAGGTCATTTGTAACGCTGGTGTTTGATATAGATTTCCTAGTGAGTTTAGAAGCTGGAACTCTGTAGGCAAGCTCTGACTTTGGTCTATCCATACCGTCTTGTATGGGTTTGAAAAAGAATGGGTAGTTCACTGATATAGGCACAACCTTATCTGTAAACATTTTTTTAGCATCACTACCCGTTTTAGATAGTATGCCAAACCTAGAGTCTGATGTTATTGTTGCTTGATTTACTATTTCAGCAGAGGACATAAATGAAAAACCAGAACGCCTGTTTTTTAAATAGCACATTCCATAACATCTATCATCTGCCTTACACGCTTCCCAATATATAAAGAATATTCTGTTTGATTCCCTGTATTCTGGCTTACCCACATCAATCTTTGTCCACTGTAAGTACATATAGTGTGTACCAGTTATATACACGGGTTTTCCGTTGTTCATAAACCAAAACCCATTCTCCCTTCTGTCAAACTCATTCTCGATATAAGGGACCCAAGTTTCCTTGAAATCCTTGTTCATCTCATTCCATTGGAATATGGTTTGCAAAGGCTTTAGGGCTTTTGGATACTCTGAAGCTTCCCAATATTGGTCTTTCTTGTCAGACGCCCTTTTGTGTATTTCTTTTGGTTTTTTTGGAAGCGCTATATTGAGGCTGTTGATACGAACAACTTCGCCAACCATGCCGTCCTTAGATATCACAATCATGTCTAAATCTGCGTCATAACCGTATTTAAAAGACTTTTCCCTATTTCTGGATGTCAATACCTTAGACGGTATAAAGTCGTTTAAAACTACGCATAAATCATTATTTAGACCTTCTTTCTGCAAATCCTCCTGTTAAGTTTTTCTTTTCCTCTTCTGGGTTTTCTAGCATATTCTTTTCGTTTTCAATTCGATTTAGAATCTCGAAAGCGTCGAATATTGCTAGTTTTTTTGTAGCTGCTGCATTTTTTAATCTGTCAGCTGCCAACTCATCATCTGGGTCTGGTTTTATAATCTCCTCCTCAGCAACCTTGATTAGTTGTTTTACAGCCTCATGCCCAGCCTGAATAATTCTTTCTTTTATTTCTTTTATGTTGCTCATACTATAATACTGTGCATATATCATTTGTTCTCATTCTATACACAATCTCTCCATCTACGTCAAAACGATATTCGCTGTTTTTTGTAAAGTTTATTTTGTCTCCCTCGCTAACGCCTAGTTTACTCAGATTGTCATTGCCATAAACCAAAACACCTGTATTTAGCTCTTCGCCCTCCTCATAAAGATACGAATTTTCTTTGTCGATTGGTTTTACGAAGCAGAAGTTATCTACAGAGTTCCATCTATCTCCATCGTGATAAAGATAAAACTGACTTTCATCTATAAAATAAAGACCGTCTTTGAAGAAGTTTGGTGACTTCTTCGGTCTTCCTTTCATGTCGTAGTAAATCCTGAATATATTATGGTGTACAATGATGATATCCCCAACCGATATATTTCCTTTATATCTGCCAGGGATATGCACTATTTCTCCAAGACGATTTACGTGCTTGTGGTCTTCTACACTTGAATTTACAATTATCTTTTTCCCAGCTATCTCGACCTCGTTCACGTATTCATCTCCAACAGGTTTAATGATGAAGTAATACGGTGATTTCATTTAAAAATAAATGTTGTACTCTATGGATACAGGTATGTTCTTGTTAAATTCTTTCCAAAGAAAAACCTCATTATCTTTTTCTATATATATAAGATATGACTCTTTGCCCTTGTCAAAATCAATAAGGTGAATAGTGTGGCTACCATTCAAAACATCTTGCCCTAAGATGTAGTGCATGGCGCTACCCTTGTAGTCTGCTCCTATTGATATTTTACGAATTTCCATTATCAGATGAATCTAAAGTAAGCTCACCTGTATCTAAATTGATACTTCCCTTACCGTGCTCTTTTTCAAGTTCAATCATAATAGCTTGTAGTTTTTCTCCTTCTTCGTAAAGTCTGTGAAGTGACAAGTGCTTTTGAGCTTCTAGAGCTCCGATTTCCATTTGTATGTTGGATTGAACTTGTCTGATTTGACGAATACTATTTAGAATTTTTTCGTCGATTACGATTGTTGCTTGGACAGGTTCGTCCTTAACTGATTTTGCCATTTGAATAAATTTTAATTATTATGATACAAATATACTAAAAATTCACTCCTTTTTTACCAGGGTACATCTTTCGTTTCTGTGGATGGAGTAATCTGTTCTTGAATTTGAACATCAAGACCAGCTTTTATTTGGTCGACTTCCATTTGACTAGATTCCAACCAAGACTCAACAATCTCCTGTGTAAGACTTTCAAAATCAGTAAAATCTGCTTCATCTGGAGCCGACACAGTTTGAGTGCCTATTGTGCTGGCTATGTAAGGATTTCCCTCTTCGTCATTTTGGTCTGAAGTAGCCGTCATGCCCCAATGTACATTATAGACTACATTAGCTAATGAACCCACAGATGTATGTATGTCTAGCGCATTAATTGTCCATGTGTATGTATTTGCCATTTTTATGTGTTTAATTGTTTAGATTGAATATCTGAATTATTAAGATAATTATTTCTTTCTGTAGCTTCATATACTACTTTTGTTTCTATTCTATTTACTTCATCTGGGCCTAAATCTTGTTTAACCCAATCTAGTACTTGTTCTTTCGTTAATTGCTCAAAAGGGATAAAATTCTCATCAGGCTCACCTGTAAAGTTTGATGTATGAACAACAACTGATTTACCCCGCCCCTCAGTATGTTTACACACAGACATAACTTCAACTACATAGTTATTTTCTGTTCTTACTTTTATATCAATTATATTCCACTCCATATTAGTTTCCTTCTAGTGTTTGTATTCTGGCCTCCAAAGCCTCTACTTTTGCATTTAATTCTTTAACTGCGTTTATTAAAGCGTATGTAACAGGGCTTATATCAACCGTATATAGTTCAGTTTCCTGCTCATCTTCAGGGTTTAATTTTTTATTTACTGTTCCAACTGTTTCTGGGAAAACCTCTTTAATTTCTTGCGCCAACACACCTATAGACTCTATGTCTTCGATGGTATTTCCTTTTCCGTTAAAGGCGTATGATTTCGGCTGAACTTGGATTATTTCCGCCAACCCCTTACTGTAATCTACTATATTCTTTTTAACTCTTTCATCTGAAGTAGTAGTAAAAGTAGAACTGTAAGAACTAGTGGCTCTTCCATTAACATGAAATACAGAATATGGGACTGATGTATATGCATACCCATCAGCATCGGCTATGCTAACCTGACCATTTGTATATGTTCCACCTCCTATAACACAAAAAGGTGTATCTCTTGAAGCGTCACTAGCTCCATTACCAACAGCAAATCTATGCGGTACAAAACTAGCATTTGTATATTCGTTAAACTTACCAACTACAAACTGGTCTGCTCCGTATGCAGCTGAAACAGTTGTTGGTGTAGTTACACCTGAACCAAACGCGTATTGGTTATTTCCGTTACTTGCAGTAGCCCCAGCCCCTATCGCTACACTACCAAAGTTACCAAAGTTATTTGAATCAAAACCACCTGTTAAACTGTAGCTTGAGTCAGATGAAAAACAAGAAAACCCATAAACAAGTGCATTGTCTGAAAATAACGTATGTTCAGAACCTGCGATTAATGAGTTAGCTACGTTGTTAGTGGAGCTAGCGGTATTACCAAGTGCGTTTCCTTGACCAAACACGGCATTTGCATGAGCGTACTGGTTGTTTATACTATTATTTATCCCTGCTATAAAATTACCACCAAAATTTAACCATGGTTCCGCCGTACAGTCTATGGTATTATTAACACCAATGATACCATTAGCAATTCCCCCTAAAACATTACTTTTCCCAACAGCTAAACTGTGTTGAGCTGGATATGTACAAGATTTTAAAGTATTTCCAGTGCCAATATAAAGATTGTTAGAAATTAATGTGTTTCCATTTATAACTAGTTTTTCACTAGGGTTAGTTGTTCCGATGCCAACATTACCCGCTGAAAAATATGAATTTCCACTTCCAAAAACTTGCAGCTCACCAGTCATGCTAACATTTGTTCCTCCTGTTACGTTTGCAGAGGTAAAAGCGGCCTGCCCATTTTTAAGCTCAAGGAAAGTGTCTTGGTTTGTAGTATTATTTCTATAATGAAGCCTCATTCCTGCAAAACCAGGATTACTAATATACTCTAATACACCGCCTTTATCATTCTTAAAAAACTCTATTTTTGGATTGTAATAGTCATCACCAAAATTGTCTACTAGTTTTATTGTTGGGGAATTCCCTGTAATGTGTAAAGCAGTATCAGGGTTATCCTCGTTAATACCAACAAAACCTCCAAGAGGATTTAATGACAAAGCTCGATTAGATAGAGTTCCGCCATCATCGGCAGGGGATTCGTAATAATAAGCTTGAAAAACCTCTGAGTTTGTTGTTGACGATTTTGTTATACCATAAAAATCACTAAACGTGGGTGAGGTGTCAATAGTAATTAAATCAATAACTCCTTTACCATAAATCATTTCCTCAAGCGTTGATGCGAAAGGAGATGCTAATATTTTATCTATAGAAACCGAAGTATTATTTGTAGCGTCACTACTTACTTTTAATCTGGTGGGAGCAGTTGCGCTTCCAATGCTTACATTTCCATTATTTACATAAAAATTCTGACTAGAATCAAACTCGGCAGCTTTTACATTGTCAGTATAAAATCTAAGATGCGTTTGAATTCCATGAATATAAACTCTATTAGCTGTAGAGGGTTGTCCTAAAAGAAAAGTTCCTGCTGAACCATCTATATTTAAAAACGTGGTTCCAGAGTAATCGTATTCAAAAGAAGCGTTATTTATTGTTGTTAATGTAGAAGTTTCTACAATACCAGAATCTGTAAGTGTTGATGAGTTAGACCATTTAGGTATATAATTTGTAGTACCTGAACCACCAACCGAACCAATGTCGCTTAAGACTTGAGCGCCTGTTCTATATTTTAAAACACCGCTATCAGAAACAACAAACTTATCTGTGTCTGTTGTAGCGGCTGTTTCAGTCATTTTTATATTTCCGTTTACATCAAGTTTTTGAGTGGGAGGATTAACTCCAATCCCGACGTTACCGCCATTCAAATAAGAGTCTCCGTTGGAGTTAATAGTAACTGTTTGAGTGCCAGAACCATTTCTTAAATCTAAACTATACCTGTTATCAGATGAGTGATGGTACAATCCGCTCCAGTTATTTATACCTACGGTTTTCCCTAATATGGTGTATTGAGACGCATTAGCTGGACTCTCTACATGAAGCATACCTGTTGGAGAAGTTGTGTTAATCCCAACTCTCGATTGTCCACTAGTTTGTTTTATTAGGAATTTTGTTCTACCGTACCCAGAAGTTATCTCAAACAAACTATGCCCATCTGGTGCTTCATAGTTTTGATTTTGATGTCTACAGTCAAGTGTTATAATACCCCTAGAAGAAGCTGAGGTGTGATTTTGATTGGCTACAAAATAAAAACCTCCAGCTGAAGAAGCATTACTTTCAGCACGCATAGTCGCTGCATTCGAATCATTACCAGCAGAGTTTGTTCCAAAATTTGGGCTGAAACTCATAACTATTCTAGCTGATTCTGGAGAGGAGCCTGCTGAAAATGCAGAATCTAAAATATTCGTTTCGTATGCATTAAAAAAATAATAATCATTAGAACTAGTAGGAGGTGGAAAATATCCTACAATCCCCCCTACATTAGAATAAGCGTTATTACCTAGAGTTGAATCATTAAAGTTTAATATACCAGTTGTATTAGAGGAAGTAGCTCCTGTATTATCAGCTCTACCTAGCCTTAAGGTTCTGTCGGTAATTGCAACATTTCCGTATCGCTCGTTTGATGCGTCTCCAAGTACAACATTTGTATTGCTATCTATAATAGTATTTGTAGCCGCATCATTGTCGTTACCAATAATTGTTAAATCAGTAAATGTTGAAACACTGTTATTTGTTCCTATAATTGCTCTACCTGCAATATCTAAAGAAACAGAAGGATTTTCTTCTCCAATACCCACCCTCTGATTAGCGTGGTCTATGTATAATGGGGTTGGTACGTCATTTGTTCTTCCAGCACCAAATACCTCTATTGTACCGTTGCTTGCGTCATCACGCATTACAACACCCACTTTCTGAATATATTTAACTCCAGTTGGTTTTGTGATTGTTAATCCTCCAGCTGTATCTGAAACAAACACCTCGTCTCCTACAGAGAATGCAGAAGTATCTATCCCAGAAATACGGCCAAACATTATCGCTTCACCTTCATCATTTGCCCCACCAGCAGCATCCAAACCTTCGTTTAGAATACCAATCGCTGGCATACTATCTGTCCCGTTGTTATCGGCAAGTTTTACTTCAATTACGTTTCCAGACGGAGGGGTGGCAGATGGTGCTGCGCACACAACCTGCCCTTTTGTTAAGGCTACAGATTCTGTGTTTTTTACTCTTAAAGTTAGAGATAGGGCTTTGTCAGATTCTCCAGCAACAACATCTCCTTGGTTTATCCAATCTGTTGCAGTTCCTGTTGAAGATAATATTTGCCCAGATGTCCCAGCTGAATTGCTGGAATCATAAAGTTGTTTGTCTAATTTGATGCCTTCTTCGGCATCTATCTGTGATTTAAATTTCTGAGACATAAATTAAATTTATTATCCCACTGTTGAAAGGAAAACTATATAATCCCCGTCTGTTACAGTATCTGCAAATTCAACAGTGATGGTGTTATCTGACGGTCTTTTGCTGTCAACAAAAACAGTTTCGTAATCTGTTGACCCAACAACCTGAATAATCACATTTTTAGTGCTCATATTGTGAGTTACAGTATATGTATTACCCGTCTTTGATATATTAGAAGCTGAATTAGTTAAAACAAAATAATGATTTTTAGGTATTGAGTAATTTGTACCTATTCCTGTTCCCGAAATACCATGCTTCCATATATCAGCAGTTTCGTCCCAAATCAAAACAGCGTCCGTAGAAGTTCCTCTTTCAACCTCAATACCGCCATTCTGTGTTGGAGCTCCAGTGTGATTACTGTTTATCTTTATAATATTGTCAGCAAGATTAATCTCTTCAGTATTAATTGTTGTCGATGTTCCC